TCTGAACATAGTTATAGTCATTGCACAAGAGTTTTAAATATACAGTTGTATTTAAGTACACATGATTGTGGAACAGAATTTTATAATGGAAAAGTTATTAAATCAGAACAAGGGAAGGTTGTCATATTTCCGTCTTATTTTACTCATACACACAAAGGACAAAAATGTCCTGATAAAAAAACAAGATATTTAATAACAGGATATGTTAACTTTTTAAATTTATAATATGAAACCTTATGAACAATTATTAAATGGTTCTATACACATAGAAAGAAATTTCTTTGAAGAAGAACTATATAAAAAAATATCTAAAGAAATTGTAAAATTAAAATATTCTCCAGGCTACCAACCTGGGTCATATTATTATGGCAATAGATTTCAGGGATATCCAAGCCATGAATGTGGGTGGTCTAAATACAAAAAAATTATTGTAAACAAAATCGAACATTTGTTGGGCTGTAAAATAAAAGACGTTAGTATAAAAGTAAGACGCACCGATATGGATGAAGTTGCTAGATCAAAATTTAATACTACTTATGGTTTAGTGCATTCTGATCCCACTGATTTTGGAGCTATCCTTTGTTTTAATCAAACCAGTTCTGGGGGAACAGCTTTTTTTGAATATCATTTTGATAAATATCCAGATATTTCGATAGGGGCTTTTCCAAATAGAATGATAATATTTAGGGGTGGAAGAAATCATACAGCTCAACATGATTTTACATTTGAATCGGTATATAAATTACTTGTTTTTTTTAATAAAGATAAAATATGAAAATTGAAAAACTAATAAACGCAAAAATGGAAAGAGAATACTTTTTTATAAAAGGACGCTGCTCTATTGATGTAAAATATTTTATTAAAGAAATAGAAATAGGAATAAAACAAGAAGACAATAAAAGTTATACAACTAATGTGATTGGAGAAATGACTAATTATAAATATTTTCTTAATGATAAAAAATTTATGAAATTTTTCATGCCTGTTTTAGATCTACTAGATACCCAAAAGTTCCAAGACTTTAGTTCATATAGGTTACAAGAAGCGTGGGGTTTTAAAGAAGGGTTTACTGGCTATACAAAACAACACCAGCATTTACCTGCTGTTATTTCTGGGGCAATTCAACTATCTAATCATGAACAGGTGTTAGAGTTTCCACAAATAAATGAAACCCTAGAATCTAAACCAGGAAATTTTGCTATATTTTCTAGTTTTTTATTACACAAAAATAAAAGAAGTGTAGTTGATAAACCTCGATATGGTTTAAGTTTTAATATTTATAATGAGTTTAATAAAGTATTTAATAAAGATACACAAGGAGCATAATATGAAAAAAAATTTTATAGCAATTAAGAAAGAGTTTATTACTAAAGCTAAATGTAAATCATTAATTAAAACTTTAGATAAAAATTTAATAACAGATGGTAATGAATATAGTAATTACGAATTTAAAGATATTAAAGATAAAAAAATTCAACAATTTATAGGGGAGAAAGCGCTAGCAATGATAAAGACGTATTGTTCCTACTATCAAGAATTAAACATGACAAAGGATAAATGGGCTCTTACTTCACTAAGATTTAAAAAATTTAAACCAGGTCAAGCGTTTTATGCATGGCATTCAGAGCATTCTGGAAAATATTCTACAAGAGTTATGGTGTTTCAACTTTACCTCACTGATCATAATTGTGGGACTGAGTTTTTTAGTGGGGAAACCATATATTCAGACGCAGGAAAAGCGGTTCTTTTTCCGGCGTATTTTACCCACACTCACAGAGGTCAAGTGTGTCCACAAAATAAAACTCGGTATATTATAACTGGATATTATAATTTTATTTCGTTAGTTTCGAAATAATAGATTGGTACTTTAATACTTTCTGTCTAAACTTCTCATTGATTTCTAACAGAGTTTCAATATGAAGTTCTAATTTAGCATTATTCTCTTTAAAAGTTTTATTATACTCTACTTCAGAGTTCTTCACATCTTCCGCCATGACTAGCTTTTCTTCTAGGTCTTTAATTATGTCGTCTTTTACGTCTTTCATAAAAATCAAATATATTGATAAACACTTAAAAGTCAAGTAAACTGCCTCTACTCAAAAGTTGAAAAATATGGTATGGGCTTTATATGCTACAAAAATTAGGATTTTTACCGGGATTTAATAAACAAGTCACTGAGACCGGAGCCGAAGGCCAATGGTCTGGGGGAGATAATGTTAGATTTAGGTATGGGACCCCTGAAAAAATAGGGGGCTGGGACCAATTGGGTGCTGATAAATTGACCGGCGCTGCAAGGGCCTTACATCATTTTGACGATAATCAGGGCACAAGATATGCGGCCATTGGAACTAACAAAGTTCTCTATATTTATTTTGCAGGTCAATACTATGACATCACACCATTAAGAACTTCAATTGCTAGTTGTGACTTTTCCACAGTTAGCGGACAGCCTACTGTCACAGTAACATTTCCGTCTAATCATGGAATGGTTGAAGGAGATATTGTAGTATTTAGTAGTGTAACAACACTTACAGGCTCTAGTTTTCAAACCACAGATTTTGAAGGAATATCTTTTGAAGCAGTAAGTGTTCCTAATTCCACAACGATTACTCTTACTATGGATGCCAATGAAACTACAGGAACTACTAACAATGTTGGTAGTGCCACAGGGAGTCCTTATTATCATGTTGGGCCCTCACAACAATTAGGGGGATATGGATGGGGAACTGCTAACTTTGGCGGAACTGCTTCTGGTATTGCAACCACAACGTTATCAACAACGATTGCATCTGATGCATCAGTTACAACTGTAGTCTTAGCCAGCTCTATCGCCTTTCCTGCATCTGGAGAAATTAGAATTGGAACAGAAGATATTAGTTATACCAATAATGACACTAGCACCGGAACTTTAAGCGGAGGAGCCCGTGCGGTTAACGGAACTACTCTAGCGGGACATACGGCCGGTGTAACGGTAAGTAATATTTCTGATTATGTAGAATGGGGAGAATCTTCTTCTCAAGACGTAACACTTGATCCAGGCTTATGGATCCTGGATAACTATGGAACAAAATTAATAGCACTTATTTATAATGGAAAATGTTTTGAATGGGACTCATCGCAAGCAAGTGCAACTACCGTTAGGGCTACTGTACTTGCTGATGCACCTACAGCTTCAAGGCATATGTTGGTTTCTACACCAGATAGACACTTAATATTTTTTGGAACAGAGACTACAATTGGAGATACTACTACTCAAGATGATATGTATATTAGATTCTCTGATCAAGAAAAGATTACTGGAACAGATTCATACACAGTAACCGCTAACAATACAGCTGGTACACAAAGACTTGCCGATGGATCTAAAATTATGGGGTCTCTTAAAGGTAGGGATGCCATCTATGTATGGACCGACAAAGCTTTATTTATCATGCGTTTTGTTGGAGCTCCATTCACATTCTCTTTTGAACAAGCTGGAACTAACTGCGGATTAATTGGTAAGAATGCTGCCATTGAGGTTGACGGCACAGCATACTGGATGTCAGAAAACGGATTTTTTAAATATGATGGTCAACTACAATCAATGCCGTGTTTAGTAGAAGACTATGTTTATGATGATATTAACACTACTTCGCGAGACCTGATTTGTTGTGGACTAAACAATCTTTTTACTGAAGTAAACTGGTTTTATTGTAGTGATGGTTCAAACGTAGTGGATAGAGTAGTTACATATAACTACCTCGAGTTTAGAGATAAGTCTAGAAGTATATGGACCACTGGTTCTTTAGCAAGAACGACATGGCAAGACTCATCTATTTTCAATAAACCACATGCAACTTATTATAACCTGAGTGATGATGCTTCTTTTGATATTGTTGGAAACACGGATGGAAGTACAATATACTATCAACAGGAAACAGGGACCGATCAAGTAAATGCAGGGGGTGCTATCACAGCTATCCTAGCAAATATTGAATCGGGGGATTTTGACATTACTCAAAAGACAGCAAGAGGTGGGGGACAAGTTGTTGGTATGCCGGACCGTAGAGGAGACGGAGAATTTATAATGAGAATTAGTAGATTTGTACCAGATTTCATTAGTCAAACAGGCAGCACCCGAGTTTCATTGGTTACTAAAAACTATCCTAATAGTAGCGCAACTACTACAAACTATGATATAACTACAGCTAGTACAAAAGTGGATACACGAATTAGAGGAAGAGCTGTTCAATTTAAAGTTGCTAACGTAGGATCCGGTCAAGATTGGAAACTAGGTACATTTAGATTAGACATACATCCAGGAGGAAGAAGATAATGGCTACGTTTTATACAGGTGTTGATAAAAGTATATATGAAGGAGGAGATCACTATCTTCCTATGGAAAAATTTAGATTAGGTCCTTATAATCAAAAGAACCTTTCTTACACCGGATCAACATCACAACCACAATCTTATGGAATACCTAACACTAATGCTTTTACATATAGCGGAGGAGATGGAGGTAAAGAATTAGATTTGACTTATGATCCTCGAGCCGTTGCAGAAAATAAGGCAGCTTCGGTTAATAAACCATTTCAAACATATACATCCTTAAGTTCAAACCGTGGTCCTGAGATAGTAATGGAAAATCTACAAAAATTTCAAGATCAAAATTTAATAGACAAATACAGAGAATATAATCCAGGTAAATATGACAAGTACAGTGATCGAGAAATGTTTGAGATAGGTCTAGCAGGTCTTGATGATCCTAAATATGAGACAAATGTTATACCAGGTCATCCAAATATTTTTGAAGGTAATGTAAAAACCTTGGAGGACGAAGACAAGGAAAGTTGGTATAGTAGTTTGTTTAGCAGAACACCACAAGTAAGAGGCACACTAGGGACAAGATTAGCTAATGCTCCAAGATTACCTTTCCCAGCTGCAATGGCATCCTGGTCATTAAGTCCATTTAATGAGAAATCTAGAAACTATAATCCAAGATTTGAACACCAATTAAACATGTTAGAAATGCAGGGAGTTCCAGCTGGTATGATAGGTATAGATCCGGGTACTGGACACTATGTATACGGACCCGATAGTGTTTTAGCAGGTAAGAATGTAATTTCTCTGTTTGGATCAAATGATTATGAAGAAGCATTAGATAAGCAAAAAAGTTGGTTTGAAAACAGAATTAATCAAGGTAAAAAAATTAGTTGGGACAAATATAAAGAATTAATAGAGGAAGAAAAAAAATTAGAAGACGTACAGAAAAACCTCGATGGTAAAGATAAATCGGTAGCTAAAACAATATCTCCTCAACATCATGGGGATGTAAGCGGAGGTGGTGTACGTGGTAAAGGTGGACAAGGGGATTATACAACACCTAGTATTCGTGATATTTCAAAAGAGGAGCACGGTGGTGGTACGGGTATAACAGCAAGTTCTGGAATGCATGGTGGAAAACATTTTAAATACGGAGGACTAGCAAGGTTATTATAATGGCTAAAATTGTACAATCATTAACAAGAGCCAGTGAGGAGTACGAGAAGCGTACATTTCAATCATTAGTTAGAGATTTAGACGGAGTTATAAATAAATTAAATACTACGTTTCAAGAAGACATAAAACAGGAAATAGAAGCTAGAAACTTCTTTTTAGAATAATGGCAGTAAAAAACGAATATAAATTTTATGGTAAAACAGTAACAGCAGCTGAAAGTAATAACCTATTATCGCCTGAAGTTTATGAAACCATCATTGTTAAGTCTTTACATGTTACCAATAAATCAGGATCTAATACACCTACAATAACTATTACAAATAATGCTTTTGAAGTAATACATACTCAAACATTATCAACGTCTGCTAGTGTAGAAATACTAACAAATCCAATGGTAGTAGAAGGAGGTAAGGTATTAGCCGCTACTACAGCAGGAACTGTAAGTGATGGGGTAGTTATTACCATCAGTTATTTGAACATTAAGAAGGATAAAATAGACTAATGAGTGATCAAGAAGTACCGGTAATTTTACCGGAGGAAGTAAAAACTGTATATAAAAATAAGAAAACAGGTGAGACTTATGAAACAAGAGATGGTTGGGTATCTAAAGGAATTCCAAATGAGGACATTCAACAGGACGTTACGATCACTCTTCCAAAGCTTGATTTGTTTGCTAAAACAAAGTAAAACGTAGGATTAAGTTAAAATTATGGCAATATCTCGAATGCAACAACCCAGACAACTCTACGGATTAGGAAGCTTAGTTAAGAAAGCTGTTCGTGGTGTTAAGAAAATTGTTAAAAGCCCTATAGGTAAGGCTGCCATCCTTGGTGGCTTAGGTATGTGGGGTATGGGAGCAGGTCCTTTTGGAGCAAGTGGAATGTGGAAAGGTGCAAAAGGTGCTGGTTGGCTTAGAAATATGATGGCCGCTAGAAATGCAGCAGCTGGTAGTAAATTTTTATACTCACCTCTTCATGGAAAATTGCCAGCTTCGGTTGCTAAAAAAAGTTTTCTTGGTAATATGTTAGGTGGCACTAAAAACTGGTGGGGTGGTTTATCAGGCGGTCAAAAATTATTTACAGGTTTAAGTGCAGCAGCATTAGCAACACCATTTTTAATGGGTAAAGGTGATGATGAAGAAGATATTGTTGAAGAAGCATGGACTTCAGTTCCTTCAAGTATTGCCGACATAAGAAACCAAGCAAGAGATTATTATAGAGATCCAGCATCAAGTACGTTAGCTTTCATGCCACAAAAACAATTTGTACAACCAAATTTTTATGCAGCCGATGGTGGAAGAGCTGAACTATTCGGTGGTGGAGAACCAAGTCAACAAGCAGGCCAACAGCAAATGGAACAAATGCTTATGGCAGAATTTGTAAAATATAAAAACCAAGGTGGTAAATTAACTTTCGAACAATTCGTACAAGCAATCATGCAAGCACAACAGCAACAACAAGGCGGCGGTATGGAGCAACCACAAGAAGTAGCTATGGCTGCTAATGGTGGTTTTAT